TGACAACACTCGTTGTTTTTCGTCTCTCAACTCCTTCTCTAAGGCATAAATTGCCCCATAGAAAGGACTTGAAACGATACAAGAGTAGTCAGATCTATCACTCTTTATACTCTTCTTTAATAAATCACTAAAGCTATAGTAAGATTTTAAAATTGTGTTCGACTTCATAACTGAGGTTGGACTATTTTTAGAAATCTCACTTAGAGCTGAAATGATATTATTTCGTAGAAGCTTAATGTAGGCCAATTCCATGATTTCTCGTGTAATTGACTTTTCATTAAACCTTTTAGGTAGGTTATTCTTCCCTAGAATGTCATTAAAGACTTCCCAGGCAGGAACAATACCCCGTGTACAATCAAGTACACGGCTAAAATAATAGGCATTAAGACCAATTCTCTTACAGAGAACAGATCTAAATTCCTTTATTATAGAAAAGTATAGAGAGACACTTGACTCTATATCACTGAAGTCAAAACCACGGTCGATAGCTTCTTTAATTACCAGGACAAGAGTATCACTACTCTTGCTACTGGCTCTCAAAGCTGAAATCGGGAATGGACTAATCTCTTCACCTTTGTAGAAGACTCGCTTAGCGAATTCAAAGAAGTTCTCACTTCGATGAGTTTTCGCCATCGAGTAGTCTACGTGAAGAGACTTTATGACTTTCATGTACATTTCCCCTACACTTTTGTTCCCAATCACAATGTCGTCACCAAGCAAGGCGTAAGGCAGTTTCTTTCAAGAAATACCTAATTCCTTGCAACAGTAATAGACAATGTAATGGTGAGTTAATGCGAAAGAATTAAAACTTGTATATGACCCCATCGGTGTTCCTGTGGCATAAATTAATTTATCCCCCAGGTAGTCGAAGGGCTCAGACACAAGGATTTCTCCTCAAGCATCAACAAAGTTTCGAGGAAGTCTTACACTTAATAACTGTTTAATAACAACAAGAGGAAATCTATCAGTTGCTGATGATAAGTCAACACTGTAGTAAGTCTCCGAATTGTTTAAAACTAAGTTTTTAAATTTGGACTGGTCGAGTGTACAATCCTGTGGAATCTTCTCTAAAACTCTACCGATATATCGGTGGAAAGGTTTTAAAGCCATTTGTGACCAGTAATCTAAGATACCAATTGTTCTTTGTTTTCCCTCTTTATCGGGAAAAGAAACATTCCTTCTGATTAGACCTCTTGGTCTTTCACAAGGTTTGCTTCAGAATTCTTGGAATATCATTAGTTTACCAATGAACACGTCCTGAATCATCGTGGTAATACCACGAGCAACTACTTCCAGATTCTTTATCAAGGAATCTGGTAGTAGCATTGCCTCATAATGTGAGGCTAATAGGGCTTGTCCATTTGGTCCTCTTGACCTTCTATACATTTGTCAATCGACACGTGATAGAGACCTAGGAAGATTCTCAGTTTTACACTTATATCCCAGATCCTCCCAAAAGGTCAACATGTGCTTGGTAATATCAGGTACGTCCCCTTTTATGGGTTGTGTGATACTCTCCGTACAAACATCACCTTTCAGTTTAAGGGCCCGTGTCGCAGTAAGGATGGTTAAGATAAGTCGTATTACGTACTTATTGTCATCATCAACAAACTGTTTCAATGGCCCAAGGATTGAAGGGAACTGGTTGTTACCGTAGCAAGGTGAACCGGGATCTCTTAAAGGGTTTGATGAGAGGTAATTGTAAAAATTATTCCGTGTCGCTTTGACATAGATAATTAATTCTTTTACCCCTCTCCCTTTAGCGATCCTGTCCAGCTTGTCACAGACTGCCAGAAGAAGTGTTAGAGGAATGGAAGGTCCCTCCTTCTTACGGGAGAGACATATCCATGTAACTACTTTCTTGGTGAAATCGTAGATATTTCTACGATAATCAAATTTTCTTTTGGAAATTTGTTTCATTAAGATAGTAATATATGGATGCCTGTCTTTCTCCAGGACTTGAGGTACTTTTCTGTATAGATAAGTATAAACCAACCCGGCTTCGCTTTGGAGTTAGAGAAACTAACCGGCTCCTTTTTGATGGTCAGTGACCTTGGCTGTGAGGATACACAGACTGCATAGCAGTT